ACACCACCCTCGACTACGTTCGTCGGGAGCGGGTTCGCTATGTGTTCGTCCCGCAGGGCTCAAATACGTGTCCCTTCTGCCTGATGCTGGGCAGCCGGGGCGCTGTCTACCACGAATACTCGACCGCACGGAAGACCCGAGGCCGCCCGGTGGCATCCGGCTACCGGAAAGACGATCCGAAAGCACTTGGGTTCCACGATCACTGCGACTGCCAAGTGGTGGCAATTCACGAAGGCGAGGTTATCCCGCAGGTGAACCGGGACCTGCAAGATGAGTGGCGCTCCGCCACCGCCGGAGCCACCGACCAAAGCAAGGTCTGGGCGGCGCATATCCGCGAGACGCGAAACCTTAGCAACTAGCCGCCGCAAAGGCGGCTTTTTTGTATCCCCATTCTCTGGCGCCCGACATGGGCGCCCAAATCACCCGACACGGGAGAACCAACCATGCCTGAAGAACAGACCACCACCGAAGTAGTTGAGTCCGCGGAAACCGACACGGGCGCGGAAACCGAAGTCGACTACAAAGCCGAAGCCGAGAAGTGGAAGGCCCACGCTCGCAAACACGAGGAGCTCTGGAAGGCGTCCGGCAGGAAGCCCGAGGACCTCAAGAAACTCGTCGACGCCGACAAGAAGCTGGCGGAGATCGAAGAGGCGAAGAAGAGCGCCGAGCAAAAGGCCGCCGAAGCCGCGAGCGCAGCCGAACAGCGCGCTAACCAAGCGGCGCAAGAGCTCGCCCGTCTTCGCGTCGCTATGCGTAAGGGGCTGACAGAGACCCAGGCGCGGCGATTGATAGGCGACACAGAAGAGGCCCTCGAGGCCGACGCTGACGATATGCGCGCGGACTTCCCGCGCGAGGAGGCGGAAGAGTCGAAGGGCGACACGCCCCGGTCACGACCGAAAGAGAAGTTGAAGTCAGGCAACACGGGCGGCGGCGATAAGCAATCCGACGATCCGCAGCAACGCGCCCGCGACTACTACGCGAACGCAGATACCAAGTAATCCTCCCCTCCGGCATAGGCCAGGGGGGCACCACGACTCAGGAGGCACATTCACATGGCTCTTACCCTGGCGGAAGCCAACAAGCTGACCAACAATCCGATCGTTCCCGGCATCGTCGAGACGTTCGTCAAGGAGTCCCCGGTCATCGACCGGATCCAGTTCAAGGACATCGCGGGCAACGCCTACCAGTACAACGAGGAACTGGCGCTCCCCGGTGTCGAGTTCCGGGCTGTAAATGCCGCTTACGCGGAGAGCACCGGCACCGTAAACCCGAAGACGGAGAGCATCGTCATCCTCGGTGGCGACGCCGACGTGGATACGTTCTTGGTCCAGACCGGCGGCAATCTCGCTGATCTGCGGGTCACGCAGAACAACATGAAAGCCAAGGCGGCGGCGTACAAGTTCGATGACACGTTCATCAACGGCGACACCGCCGTCGATGCGAACAGCTTTGACGGCCTGAAGAAGCGACTCACTGGTGCACAGGTCATCGTGGCTGGTGTAAACGGGCTCCCCGTGCTCGGAGCTGACGACGCGGCCCGGCATGCGTTTTTCGACCAGCTCGACAACCTCATCGCCCAGGTCCTCGGTATCAATGCCAGCAATGGCGCATTGTACATGAACGCGGCCATCAAGGCCAAGATCGCCAGCTCGGCGCGCCGGTTGACCACCTACGACCAGACGGTCGACAACTTCGGTCGCCACATCCAGATGTACAACGGGATCCCCCTGCTCGACATCGGCAACAAGGCCGACGGCACGCCCGTCGTCCCGCAGACCGAGACGGAGGGCACCGCCGCTGGTACCACGTCCTCGATCTACGCCGTGAAGTTCGGGTCCGGTGAGTCCGATGGGTCTGTCACCGGTCTGCAAAACGGGACCATCTCTGCCCGCGACCTGGGCGAGCTCGACGTCAAGCCGGTCTTTCGGACCCGCCTTGAGTGGTTCGTTGGGCTCGGCGTGTTCCACGGCCAGGCCGCCGCTCGCCTCACCGGTGTCCTCGCGACCTAAGTCATGACTAGTCCAATGAAGGCCGGCGGGGTGGTCCATACGATCGGCTGCCCCGCCGCCCGCACGGAGACGTATCAGGCCGCGCGTCCTGGCGGCCAAACAGTCATCGTCACCCGCTGCGTGGATTGCGGAAAATCTGTACTCACTAAAATGGAGGATGAACAATGGATTCCACCAAGAAACCCGAAGGGTCCGCGTCGAAAGCCCAAAACGACAAGCTGAAGCACTCGCAAGGTGGAACAACCACAAGAGACGATGCTTTGGACTTGGGTGTCCCGATGCTGCAGGGTGACTCGTCGGAGCCGCAGGGTCCCGAAGACGCATTGGGTGACGGCCCCAAGCGTGGGGACTACCGCGACCGCATCGGCGGGTCTGGGTATCAGCCGCACCGTGGCGCGACGCCGCAGCGGCCGAACGCTGATGACATCGGCGCCGCCAAGGGCCTCAAGGGCGGCGTGATGACGCCCAAGGCCGAGAAGGACTGACCGAGCTCCATGAGCTCGTCACATTCCGCGGAACGTTTAGGAGGAGGTGCCTGTGAGCCTGCCATCTCTCGCCACACTCACCCAGCTTGAGTCGCGCTACGACTCAAGCGTCGATAATCCTGGCCGCGCCCAAGCGTTGTTAGATGATGCCTCGGCGCTTGTGCGGGAGGTGGCGGGCTCTGACTACGTCGACGTGGACAACGCACTTACCGGCGTCCCTCAGCGGATAATCTCCATCGTCTGCGAGGTCACCCGGCGCGCGTATGAAAATCCGCGCGGACTCCAGGGAGAGACATTAGGGGACTACACCTGGCGCGCAGGCTATACGGGTACTAAAGGAAGCGCCGCCATGGGCGTTTACCTGACGTCGGCCGAGCAGAGCGCGGTGAGACGAGCCGCCGGGAAGTTTGGGGCGAGTTCTGTATCTCTCACCAAGCTCATGCCTTATGTGCCGACGTCGGCCGTAGACGAGGACTAGTAGTGAACCTTCCCCAGACCGTAACCATCCTGCGCTACACAGAAGGCGCGGTGGACGCTTTCGGCAACGCCGCCGCTTCCTGGGTAGCCGACGCCACCACTTACCCCGGGCGGTTACGCCGGACCTCAGAGGCCGAAGTACCAGCAGCCGGTGAACGCGGCGTGGCAAGTTGGACCCTCTACATGGAAGGGTCCGTTCCTCTCTCCTCCAGGGACCGCGTCCAGGTTGAGGGCTCTACTTATGAACTGGACGGTGATCCGTATTACGTCTATGGCTCCCGAGATGTTCACCATCTCGAAGCTCGCCTGCGCGGTTTCGGGGGCTAGAGGGTGAAGGTCAAGATGCACGGACAACTCACCAAGAAGATACATGGAATGGTGGAGTTGCAAGAACTTCTAGAGGACGTGGCTCAGGAGATCGCGGACGTGGCCGAAGATTCCACAGAAAACGTGATCGAGCAAAACATCGACTTCGATGTTGTCTGGCGCGGCGAGAGGTTATTTGTGGATGTGCTGTTTGAGAACGTGCCCCAAGTCACCCCAGGCATGGCTGCCGCCCAGAGGACGCATTACAACGATTACAACTTCGTCTATCAAGAGTGGGGCGGAGCGCGTTATCGGCCTCCACCCATGCCCCTGCGCCGAGCCGCTGAAGTTGTCACAGGAGTCAAAGTAAAGAAAGCGAGGAAGACCAAGTGAAAGTAAAATTCCTGATCGGTGCCCGAGAGGGCAAGGCGGGCGAGACCGTGGATGTCCCCGACGCCCGCGGGAAACAGCTCGTCCGGGGCGGCATCGCCCGACCCGCGAACAAGACTGCCGCCAAGGTGGTCGAAGAGCCGAAACCCACTAAGTGAGCTACCAGTTCCCCAACCTGCTCGCCCGGGTGCGCGAGTTCTTGGACACGGCGCTCACAGAGCCCGTACACGCCATCCGTACGCCCGCAGGGGCGACCTACCCCCTGGTGCTCGTGACGGCGGTTTCCACGGCCCCTCTGACCGGTGCCACGGACAAGCTGGCCCAAGCGCGAATCCAGGTTGAGTGCTACGGACAAACCGCGCAGGACGAGGCAGCCTCCTGGGCCCTCGCCGCCCGCGCTCATCTGGCCTTCCACGGCATCTCGAACGAGCCGGACTTCTCCGGCTTTACGACCGAAACCGGGCCGCAGCTCATCCCGGACCGCGAGCTAGGCAAAGCCCGTCACATCTTCGACGTCCGGGTCTACGGC